TTGTTACTGATACAATAACTACAAAACCCGTTGTTGGCGGAGGTAAAAAAGAAGTTCGTAGAGAATTTCTTGGCGCTGGAGCAAGCAGGGTTTTAAGAGTTTATTACGATGATGGTTCCTTTCAAGATTTTCCATCTCCTGACACTAGCCGAAAAGGTGGCAATGGTGCCGAAGATGGCGATGGAGATAGCGCAAGTGTTTTCGGAAGCGTTACTGGAACATCTACTACCCGCACTTTAGGTAGAGACCAATTCAAGAACAGTCTAGCCTTATTCTTCGGCGCTACCGAAGCAGCCAAGCCTTGGGTAGATGCACTTTATGATGTAGTGATAAAGTTTTATAGAACTGGTTCCAGTATAGACGAGTCATTTAATCTAGCTCTTCAAGATGCCCGTAATAATCCTGCTTTAAAACCATTTACTGATAGATTCAAGGGCATATATGCTCTTCAAGATTTAAAACTTACAGGTAAGCCAGTGCTTGTCCCGACCATTGCTGAGTATGTTGTATCTCAGGCCAAAATGGCAGATGTTCTTACTCAAGCTAACCTAAAAGATTTAGCAACCGATGATTTTACAACCCAACTTATCAGCAAAGGTAATTCGGTTAGCACTATCGCTGACAAAATAGCAAAAGTATATTTACGTATTGATATGGCTCCTAAGGCTATTAAAGATACTTTGAGTCGTTTTTTCCCAACCGTTGATAGGCCTACCCTTGCTAAAACTCTTCTTACAGGAGAAAAAGGCGTCAATGAACTTGTTGACGAACTTGAGCAATATGAAGTTTTAGCTGCTGCAGAGCAGCAAGGTCTTGGGGCAATCAATAGAACTGGTGGGGTTGACCTAAGTCGAGCACAAGAATATGCTCGTAGCGGTCAAACCTTTGCTTCTTTAACGCCTCAATTTAGCAAAATTGCAAGAGCAATTCCTGAAGTAAGTAGGCTTTCGGAAATCTCCCGTAAAAAAGATATTGGTCAATTAGGAATTGAAAAAGCGTTAATTTCCCAATCTGCCAAAGAGATTGCTGAATTAGAAAAACTTGCCTCAGAAGAAGAGTTCCGTTTTACCGGAAGACCTGGTACGACTTCATATGCACTTGATTCTCAACGTCGGGCATCTGGACTCTTTTAAATAGAATCCTGAGCGGACCCATCGGCCCCGCCAGTGTAAAGACCGATAGCAAGAGCCAGCCTATCTACCCCTGGATAGAACTGTGGCTTGCGACTAACTACTAATAGAAGGGTGGTTGCTATGAGCAACAACTACTGGGATGAAGAAGACGAAGACCAAGATACAGAAGTAAATCTGTCTGGTGATGACCTTGTTAAGAAATTACGCAAGGCAAAACGTGCAGATGAAAAACGTATCAAGGAACTCACTGAGCAACTTGAGGGTTTAACCAAAGCGCAGCGTGAGCGGACCGTCAAAGAAGTCCTAGAAAAGAAAGGCATTAACGCTAAGGCTGCACGCCTTATCCTGAAAGACTTAGATGATGTTACAGAGGATTCTCTGAATGGATGGCTCCAAGAAAATGGAGACCTGATTGGTTATCAGACTGAAGTTAAGGATGAGCAGAAGCAGCAGAATCTTGCAGCATTAAGGCAGCAGGATGTGCTAACGCAGGGCGGGATAATGCCAGATAGAGCAGATGAACTGGCAACGAAACTGGACAACGCGCAAAGTGCAGAAGAGTTGTTAGCGTTCTTACGCTCTCAGTCCTAATCCGTTCATAGTCACTTGGAGGTGACGCAAAAATGGCTAACGCCTATGTATCAACAAACTCCGCTTCTCTAGGCGGAACCGCTGGTGCTGCAGGTCTAGTACAGAAGGCATATGACCGTCTTCTGGAGTTTGCGCTTCGCTCTGAACCACTCATTCGTTCAGTCGCAGACAAACGTCCTGCTCGCCAAGCAATCCCAGGCTCAACCGTAGTTCTACAACGCTACGTTGACCTAACCGCAGCAACGACTGCGTTAACAGAAACTGTTGACCCAGATGCAGTAGCAATGTCTACTCCCACATCTGTAACCATCACTCTTGCTGAGTATGGTAATTCAGTTCTTGTAACTCGTGCGTTGGAACTATTCAGCCTTGCTGATGTAGACCCAGCGATTGCAAATATCATTGCATATAACCTTGCTGATTCTATTGACAAGGTTGCAATGGAAACACTCCGTGCTGGTACCAACGTAATCTACGCAGGTGCTACTGCTACTTCTACAGCGACAATCACCGCTGCTGCTACTATCGCTTCTTCCAACATCCGTAGGGCTGTTGCTAAGTTGCGTGCAAATCAGGCAAAAGGACGTAAGGGTAGCCTTTACTGGGTTGGTATTCACCCAGAGGTTTCTCACGACCTTCGTGCCGAGACTGGTGCAGCAGGTTGGTTGATTCCTCATCAATACGGTGCAGACCAGAGTGAAATCTATGCAGGCGAAATTGGAAACTATGAAGGCGCATTCTTCGTAGAATCTGCTCGTTTGTACAATGCAACCGATGGAGCATCTTCTGCTCGTAACTACCGCACAATTGTTTGCGGTATTCAAGCACTTGCAGAAGCAGTGGCAGAAGAGCCACACGTAGTCATTGGACCAGTAGTTGACAAGTTAATGCGTCACCGCCCAATGGGTTGGTATGGCGTACTTGGCTTTGCTCGCTACCGCGAAGAGGCTTTGTTCCGCATTGAGAGCGGTTCTTCAATCGCTTCATAGTTGATTGATTCTGTAGGGCAGGCATATTTGAAAAGTCTGCCCTATGGGATGAGTCCATTAAGGAGGACTAATGACAGAGTACATCTTTCAAACACCTACAGTGCGAGAGGGTCCTGCTGGGGGGCATAGGCTTTTCCATTTCTATAAATTGGATAGAGGCATAACCATTGTCAAATCTGGTGGAACCTACTCACAAGTAAGGTATCTACTTGATGAAGACTTAGATAACTACCAAGAGGTTTATCTGGGTGGAAGAAACCACACAGTTAACGAAGCCACTAAAGCAGCCCTTATTGCTGGTGGTGTAGGTGTAACAGAAAGCAACTTTACCGCTATATGAAACATTGGGAACATCATCCTGAGCCAGTTAAGGGTTGCTTTGGTTGCAAGGCTTTAACGCTACAGATGAATGCAGGGGATGCAACAAGGGACATTTCAGATAAGAAATGGAACGCAGAACTTCAGGCATACAGAGATGCCAGAGCACAAGGCATAAGCCCGTCTGGCACTACTATGCGTGATATTATCGCTGCTGAGAAAGCATCAGAGATTTTGGGTAGACCCTATAACGGGGAGACTATGCCAAAAGCAAATAAAATAAATAAAAACGTAGCCGAAGTAATGACAGAAATAGGAGCATAAAATGCCAAAGGTAGGAAAGATGGAGTTCCCATACTCCAAAAAAGGTATGGCTATGGCTAAGAAAGCAGCCAAGAAGTCAGGCAAGAAAATGACAATGAAGAAAATGGGCAAGAAGAAGTAACTACTTTAACTATAGAAAGTATAACAATGAATAAACGCGAATATGAAAATAGAAAATCGTGGCTTATCGATACAGCAGAAACGCCTAAAGATAAAAAAAATCTTAAGAGCGAATTGGCTGCGTTAAAAAAACTTTACCAAGCTTACCGTAAAACTGCTGGAATCACTGACTCAAACGCTAAGGCTCACGTTGTTGACCTCTACAGAAATACAGAAACAAGAAAGAAACCCAAAACTAAACTTGGTGGACGCGAGATGGACCCTACAAAGATTCCAGGTTTTAAATTTGGAGGAGGAACAGAGTAATGGCTAAGATTCGTAGAATGCAAGGTTATAGTCCCAAAGCATCTCAGATTGAAGGTTTACGAAATAAACCTATTGGTCCAGAAGATTATATCTATGCTTTAGAAGTTGCTGGACAGCCTGCTGCTACAGATAAAGAAAGAGCAATAAAGGCACAAGCACAGCAAGATGTTAAGTATCTTGAGGCTAAGTATCCTGGCATTGCTGGCAAGTTTAAATTATTTGAAAACCGTGTTAAAAATACAGAGCCTATGAAAAGCACTAATCAAAAGAAGAGTAGACTCGGTAAGGCCAATTAATGTCATCAGGACAATTAAAACCGCACTACGGTTTTAATTCTGTACAAATCAGAGATGGATATGTAGTGCGGTTGAACAAGAATGGAACAGTAAGGTCAATACTAGGAAGATATGGGAAGTATGGCAAAAACACCAGCGTGGCAGAGAAAAGAGGGTAAAAACCCTAAGGGTGGGCTCAATGCAAAAGGCAGAGCCTCTTATAAGGGTGGCACCCTAAAGGCACCAGTTAAGAGCGGTGATAACCCACGTAGAGCCTCATTCCTAGCTCGTATGGGTAATATGCCAGGACCTGAGCGTGATTCAAAAGGTAAGCCAACCAGGCTACTTCTATCCCTGCAGGCTTGGGGTGCATCAAGTAAGGCTGATGCTA